TGTGCGCGTTTCTTCGTCAATAGCACGATCATCATCAAACTGATGATAACGCTTGGACATATTCAAGCGATCAAGACGTTCCATATCTTTGTCTTTATCGCCCTTGTTTTCTTTGTCTTCCTCGTCCTCATCATAATGATATGGCCGGGCTTCGGTTTCGGGCATGTCTTTTGCAAACGTGATGATATACGCTTCGTCAGTTTCTTCGACGTTTTGTATAGAACGCTGTACGTCTGTCATGTCTCGCTCCTTAGTTGATAGCGGATGTCCTAAAGGTAGCAAATCAGTGTCATGCTTTCCACCCTGAAACCGCCCGTTTCGCAATGCAAAAAGAAAACTATTGGTTCTGGCAAATGCCCACATCTCAGGAGATGTTACATTCGGCCTCACGCTACCAGGCGATGATTTATATGCACCGATGCCGCGCTCAAACACAGTCAACAGCGTTCTGTAAGTTGTTCGTTTTGTGGCAGCGTTGTTCACTTCTTCGTTGTGTTCTTCAACCTTCTTTCTTAATGCTTTTTCAACGCGATCCGAAGCCTGTCTTTCTTCTTCACCGATAATAGCGATAGCATTGCCCATGCCACTGTGGTTCACACAGTAATAGTGCAGCGCGTCGATTTCATCGCCCACAGTTATGGAAATACGCGCGTTTGGTTCGCCAGCTTTGCCAGAAATCTCAACGCCTTCAGTATACTGAACGCCATCATTATGTGTTCCGTTTGGCGTTGTTGAAAAGCGCAAAGCATGGGTCTGGTTAGACGCATCGGACAAATCAAATATGTAAGTGTTTCCGCGCTCGAAAGTCAGGCGCGGAGACAGTTCGCCATCCAAGTAGAACTTGTTGCCTTCGCCATATTCGTTTTCGCCAGCTTTGATAATCACTTCATAGGTGATTTCTTCCTGACGCTCCACAATGCGGCTCTGCTGCGCTTCTGATGCTGACCCATATTCTTTTTGCTCAAGATATTTTATGGCCTCAAGAATAACGTCCTTCATTCCCTGTTCACCTAACACGCCGATCACCCCCCATTTGATTTGTGACACTACTCCGGCAATGTTTGATGGTCTAGCTGGCTTGTCGCCATCGGCAAACTGTTTGCCATCCTCGAAGTGCCGCGCTGCCCATGCCTCGCGCTCTTTTATCCAGTCCAGTGTGCCTTGCGTTTCAACTCCATCGCGCGCTTTTGTCCAGAAGTTAAATGCTTCATTGCCACGGATGTTGCCGCCCGTGTCCCAAATCTCTTTGTTGTTTTCCTTCACGCCCAGCGAAAACTCATAGTCAAACTGCGGATACTTGCTATTCCGCAAGCTGATCTTTTTGTCGTCACCCTTTGTAGGAAAGTCAGTCGGCATTGTCAGCCCCATCGACTTCGGCCTCTGCTGGCAGTTTACTGCCAAACGGCTGGAACGCAGTTTTGATACCGTAACGCTCTGCCATCTCTTGATCCGATTGTATCTGTGAGAATAAGTCTTCTACATCACGACCATAGTTTGCTGCAATGTCAGACAGACTAACAATGCCATTGGACAGTGCCAATATATTTGCATTGATTTCACGTTGCGGATCGACCCAGGCAAAGCCCCGACCACGAAACACAACAGCATCAGCAAACTTGTCAAACTTGTCTATCGGGATTGGAACGTCACCCACTGTCATCGTAGTTTCTAACCACGCCCGAAAAACTGGTTCGCAGAAATGCTGTACCAGAAAAGATTGCAACATCTTGAAGTGATCGCGTTCTTCAATCGTGCCTTGCCGTATTGACGAATAACTAACGCCAGTAAGATCATTCGATAGGCTCGTATAGCTGACGTTTAGTCCAGCAGCGATCCCTCGTAGGATAGCTTTCTGGAACTCGTCAAATGTTGTTGTCGGATGATTAGGGTCAATCAATTTTAAATCTTGACCTTCCGGCAACTGAAAAATACTAGCTGGCTCAAAATCGACGACAGGAACATCTTGTTCTGTTTCATCATCCCCGACAAAATCTTCACCCGATGGTGTAGTAAGAACAGCAAACTTTGATGCTGCTGCTCTAGCAGCAACAAGACTAGCTTCCGCAAAACCATCCAGCATCTTCAACCCAGTAATTGCCGGAGCCATAAATGGTTCGCCGCGTGTCTGGTGCGTCCGAACTGGCATGAATATATGGATCATCTCAGCCGCAGGGACACGAACATGCTCTCTTTTTTTAGGTGTTCTAAAGAAGCTATCATTCGGATGGCTAGTCAGCACATGATATGCGACAGGCCGATGGAACTGATCCATCTCAACACCCATACGGATTTCATTACCGTTCTTTTCGTTGCGACCATTTTCCTGATCGTCAACCAGATCAGCTTCGATGAATTGTAAAGTGAACCCGTTTGCATATTGGCGATTGCGAATAATCTTGATAAATACTTCGCCATCTCGCGCTAGTGTTTCGGCTGCAACACGCTGACAATCCAGCCAGCTTAATCTTCCTGTTACATCCGCATTGCCCAAACGCCCCCACTGATGAAACGCATCTTCAATTATTCTGTTGCCAGCTACATCCAAAGTCAGATCAGGGTTTCTTGCACGAACTTGCGTGTTAAAACCCTTCTCACCCACGACATTGGTTTTTATCAGGTGCAGAAACCGCTTGGCATATTCATTGTTCCTTGCCAAGTCTCTGCTGCGGTTGCGTAGGACAGGTAATGAATTTTTTAATTCGCTGTCGGCTGAAAAACTACTAGCAACAAAATCACCGAAAAGCCGACCACTATTTGCGCCACCATAATTACGAAACAGCCTTTTATATTTCATCTGCTTCGGCTTTTCTTCGCGATTGAGAAAGTCTAAAAGTCCCATTGTTAAAACCTTCCCAAAACTGTTGATTTGGTTTTACGACCATGCTTAATCTGTTCTTTACGCTTAATCTCGTTTACTTCCGCACGATAGTAATTACGCCACTCCAATAATTCTTCGATGCCTAACTTGGTCAAAGAACGTCCTTGGATTGAATAGCTACTAACGTCGCTGTCGGCTTTGCCTTCTAGGATGCTCTCGATCTTAGACAACATTATTTCAGCGTGAGCGCGTGGATCAACATTGTTGTCATAGTCTGTAGAAACTTTTATATGACCACGATCAACAATAATCCGACTGCCATCGCTATCTTGTCTGATCTCTAGCTGGTAGTGGTAACTGCCGGCCGTGAAACTCGCGCTAGACGACGACGCTACAGAAAACAAATAGTCGTCATCTAATGCGCTTGCAGTAATCGTTATTTCAGTGTTTGCCCCTGTGCTGATACGGGCAATCAGTTTCATCTGGTGTGTTGAGTTTGGATAATCTTCAGAAAACTCAGTAATTTTGAATTGTATGAAGTCGCCAATGAAAACTTCGCTAGGAACCCCAACAGGTGCATTTGCGCTATCAAATAAATTTGCCACGGCAAATACCCCCTGCCTAAGTTCTATCTTTTACCAATCGGCTCTAGGCCGGGTTCATCGCCACCCTTGCACGAAGTTACCAGACTTGCGTTTTGCTCTGCGCCGTTTAGGTTTGGCTTTATCAACATCCACATCCTTTGCGTCTGTCTTGGCATATCTCTGTGCAAGCATATTAACGGAAATGCCAAGTATGTTCAATGCCGCCAACGCATAGACACGGCAATCCAAAGCCTCGTTGCGCTGACGTATTTTCACCCACTCTCTGCGGTGAAAGCCTTTATGGTATTTCTTGACGACTTTCTCCGCTGTAAGCTGACTGAAATACTCGTCATCATATCGCTCTGGAAAGTGACAATAACCTGCGCCGACTTCCTTGATCGCCAATCGTGAGTAGATTATTTCTTTGGCTGTATCGACGCCAATAGACCATAGCTTACATTTCAGATTATTGTTTGTTGATGGTCGCCCGTTGACCAATGCCTTGCCCTCGCCACCAATACCTTTGATTGCAAAAACACGTTTTCCTAATCTTGGTTTACAGAAGCGATAAACACTTTGAGTGTGATGACCGCCGCTATCAATGCACGTTCCCTTAATCGCCAGCTTTACACCATCTTCGCGCATCCATGTTTGCGAAAGATACTCATCAAGTTCAGCCCATACATTCGCAGAATTTGGATCACCATAAAATGTTTTATAGTCGATGCTCCAAGTTTCCTCATCACGCCCCCACCCGACAACCTCTATCTCAATCCTATCGGCTTGGCAATCTGCTCCGGCAGTCAATACAACCACACCCTCTGGCACTTCATCCCCATAATCTTCGCGGTGTGTCGATATGGCAAAATCATCCAATCCGTCCCCGGCTGCTTCATCAGCCCATGTTTCACCAAGGTAGGTATTCACCCAAACTCGCAAAGTCTCCGGCAATTTCTTTGCTTCCAAGAACTCTCTTACAGCAGTCTCAAGAGTGATCCACGGGGAGTACAATCCTGATAGCCGGAACCCCGCCCTTCCGACTACCTCTGGATTGGTGGCTCTCCAGATACCCCTGCGAACTGCTCTATAGCGGGACGCATCATCCCAAACCGAACCACAATGTTCACAAGCATAATAAGCCGTTTCAGGCTGGTCTTTATCCCAATGAACATTTGACCACTTCATAATCTGTTCTTCGCCGCAATCGGCGCAAGGCACATAATACTCTCGTTTGTCTGTGTTTTCAAAAGCAGCAGATATTCGAGATGTCCCTTCCACAGTCGGTGTGCTTACCATAACAAACTTGCGATTGTGGAATGTTGCTGCCCTCTTTTTTGCCAAGTCAATCGGATCACCTTCGGTTCCGGCAGACGGTGGAAAGCGATCAACCTCATCGCACAACACGATACGGATTGGACGACTTGCAAGGGAACTTGGACTGTTTGCGCCACACATGGTTATGTGACCGCCGGGAAAGTTCTTCTTCAATGTTGTATTGCCACTGTCTCTAGCGCGAGGGTCTTTGACCTTACCTTTCAGCACGGGCGTATCTCGCAACATTGGAGCAAGTCGATCTTTGCTGAATGTCTGCGCCATATCCAGTGTCGGCTGGACGACCAAAATTGGGCTGGGATCCATTTCAACATGGTAGCCTATTAGGTTAAGTAACATCTCTGTTTTGCCAACCTGGGCGCAAGACATAATGGTGACTGTTTCGATTGCATCATCGCTGATCGCGTCCATTATCCCGCGCTGATATTCAGCCCTGCTAGTTGACCATGCGCCAGCTTCTGATGATGCTTCGGCAGACAAACGCCTGTAATTATCAGACCATTCACTTACCGTCAGGATTGGTGGTGGCTTGATGATATTAAGTACGTTTTTTGTTGTCTTTCGTGCTGCTGGTAAATTCGGTATCTTCAAGATCATAGACTTCAATCATACTATCTGACAGTTCTTCAAGAATGTCGTTTACACTCTTACGCAAAATACCCTTTGCCTCTTTGACGTTACTACTGGCAAAGATATCGGGCGCGGACTTAGCTGGGAGCGCAAGCAACTTTGCGCGAAAGTTCCCGAATATCTCATTGTTGACTTCGTTGATTGTTTCTACTGACAAAACATCGCCACGCTCTTTCTGCAATTCGATTTCTGCCAACTCTGCTTCGGCTGCCATCTTTCTTGCTCTGGCTTCATCATAGGAAAGTATGTCGCCTGTAACTGCAATCTGTCCGATGATTGCTTTTGCGGCATCCTGTAGTGCGTAGCGTTTGGCGCGGCCTTTGGTTTCTGTCGGTTCAATGCACATTAGACGCTGTGCCACAGTGCGCCGATCTAGCCCAAATTCAACTGCTAACGCACTAATACTCCAAAGGTTTTTTTGCATCGCCATAGAAACCTTCTTAGCATTGTGGTGGAGCAGAGTAAAGTTCTGTCGCTAGTCGTTCATCGCGCCTCCGCTCACC